TATTCAAGCAAGAGAATTAGGAACAGGTAAGTCTAGATTAGAAGTCGCAAATGAATTAGGTATTGACTTTGAAGTTGCACCTAAACTAGAAGTAGATCATGGAATTGAATCAGTAAGAAATATGTTGCCCAATTGTTGGTTCGATAGAGAAAAATGTAAAGTTGGGTTAGATGCGATTAGACAATATCGTAAACAATGGGATGACAAAAATCAGGTTTTTAAAAATAAACCTTTACATGATTGGTGTTCACACGCAGCAGACGCATTAAGATACGGAGCTGTGCATGATCCAATTGATACAACAGAATGGAATAAACCAATTAACGTAGATACAAAATACATAGTATGAAATCAGATAAAGATATATTAGCAGTTTTAAGTAGAGAAATACATAACGCATCAGGATTTATTGGTGGCGAATTAGTTGCTCGGAGAAAGAAATCTCTCGAGTACTATTTAGGTATGCCACTAGGAAACGAACAAGAAGGTCGTTCTCAAGTAATATCCAATGATGTATTAGATACAGTAGAAAGCCTCATGCCATCATTGATGAGAATTTTTACTGCAGGTGATAATGTATTTAATTGTGAAGGTGTTGGACCAGAAGACGATGAAATGGCACGTCAATGTTCTGATTACCTTAATCATATTTTTTATAAAGAGAATGATGGATTCCTAGCATTATACTCAGCATTTAAAGATGCTTTAATTCAAAAGAATGGAATATTAAAAGTTTACTGGGATGATGCAGCTAAAACTGAACGAGAAGAGTACACAAGATTAACGGATGATGAATTTAATGATTTAGTTGCAAATCCAGAAGTTAAAGTTTCAAATCATTCAGAATACGAAGAACCAATTACAGATGAACAAGGAAAAGAGTTAGACAAAGTAACTCTTCATGATGTAGTTATTCATAGAACAAAATTGTATGGACAGGTCAGAATTGAGCCAGTTCCTCCAGAAGAATTTCTAATTGCTCGCAGAACTAAAGATATAAATTCAGCTAACTTTGTTTGTCATAGAACAAATAAAACTAGATCAGAACTTATTGAAATGGGTTATGATGCAGACGTAGTAGATGGATTGCCTTCAGGCGATACTGATTTTTTTACAGAAGATAAATTTGTACGACACCAAAATGTAGATTTTTCACATGGATCTCATGATGGTGATAAAAGTACAAATGATATTTTAATTTATGAATGCTACATCAAAATGGATGTTAATGAAGATGGTAAAGCTGAGTTAGTTAAAATAACTGCAGCAGGTACAGCAGCTGGTCAAATACTTGATATGACAGAAGTTGATAGTTTTCCTTTTGTATCAATGACTCCAGTTATTATGCCACACAGATTTCATGGAAGATCTATATCTGAATTAGTAGAAGATATACAATTAATTAAGTCTACAGTAATGAGACAAATGTTAGATAATATGTATCTAACAAATAACAACAGAGTAGCTGTTCAAGATGGACAAGTTGCTATGGATGATTTATTAACTAATAGACCTGGCGGAATAGTTAGAACAAAACAACCACCACAAAATGTGATGATGCCTATTCCAGCACAACCAATTACCGAACAAGCAAGTGGTATGCTAGCCTATTTAGATTCTGTAAAAGAAACTAGAACAGGAATTACTAGACAATCACAAGGGCTAGATGCTAACACATTAAACAAAACAGCAACTGGTCAAAACCAAATTCTGACACAATCACAAATGAGAATGGAGTTAATCGCCAGAATCTTTGCTGAAACAGGTGTTAAAGATCTAGCCTTAAAAATGTTTGAACTTACTTGCAAATATCAAAACAAAGAAAAAATTGTAAGAATTAGAGGTAAGTATATACCTATGAGACCTTACGAATGGAAAGACAGAGTTAATATTACTGTCCAAGTTGGACTAGGTACAGGTTCTAAAGAACAACAACTTATTCTTATGAACGCTATATTAGAACGACAAATGCAAGCTATTAACCTACAACAAAACGTTCATGGTCCAATGGTTAATCTTAGAAATATATATAACAGTTTAAAGAAATTAGTAGAGAATGCAGGACTTAATGGAATAGAACCATACTTTATGGATCCAGAAGTCGGTGCAGCTCAAATGCCACAATTACCTCCTAAACCACCAACTGAATTTGAGAAAGTTACAATGGCTCAAGTACAAGGTGAAAACCAACGTGCTACATTACAAGCCAATACTAGACTTAAAGAAGTTGAAGGTAGAATGAGACAACAGTTACTAGACTTTGAAATTCAAATAAAAGAATTGGAACTTAAATACGGAACTAAAATAGATGAGCTTGAACTTAAGCGTAGAAGTATGTTAGAACAAGCTGATCTCAACAAATCAGGTGATTTGATGAAAGAAATAGTGAAAGGACAACAACAATTCTTTAATGATGGACAAGCTAGAGACGCAACTGCGAAGGGGAAAGAGAGCCCAGGCTCTGTTAGACGATCCCCTCCTAAAACAAGCATTTGAAGATTTATTAGAAACTTATAAAGATCAAATTTTTAATACGAATTTTGCTGACGATGACAAACGTAAATCCCTTTGGATGGCATATAATATGCTAGATAAAATCAAAGGTCATTTACAAACTGTCATGGAAGGCGGAAAAATAGCTCAAAAAGATCTTGAGTTATTAAATAAAAGATAACCTATTTAGAATCATTCTAAACTAGGATCTTATCATACGTCAACCCCAACGAAAGGAACGTTACAATGGCACAAGAACAAACAGTACAAGGTGCTGCTAAAAAAATATCTGGTTTACTGAATCCTGATAAAGGACAATCAGCTCCAGAAAAAAAAGCAGAGCCATCAGAACAACCTGAAAAGATCGAACAGGAAACTTCACCAGAGAGTCAACCAAAGTCTGAAGGAACTCCTAAAGAAGTTGTTACTGAAAATACCGAAATCAAAGAAGAAACGCAAACAGAAATAGATGAACCCGAACTCCACCGAGTTAAAGTACAAGGTCAAGAGTTAGAGGTTACCATTGATGAGCTGAAGGCAGGATATTCTAGAGACTCGGATTATAGACAAAAAACTCACAGTTTAGGATTGGAAAGAAAAGATCTTGAAGGTCAAAAACAGAGTTTGCGTCAAACTTATGACAATCGTTTATCAGAACTTAACGATATGATCTCAACTGCTGATGGGTACATCAGGCAGCAACAAGGTAGCAAAGATCTTCAAAAACTTTATGATGAAGATCCCACATCTGCAGCACGACTGGATTACCAGCTAAGAGAACAACAAAAGCAGATAGATGGAATGAAATCTAAAGCTAATGAAGCGTATACAAAACAGTATAACGAATACCTTGATGCAGAAAAACAATTAGCAGCAGCGAAAATACCAGAGTTTAGTGATCCTAATAAATCTGATCATTTTAAAACTAATATGCGTACAACGTTACGTGGTTACGGATTTAATGATGGAGAAATAGGAAACCTAGCCGATCACCGTTTTTTAATGGTGATTAAAGACGCTATGAGTTATAAATCTCAAGTAGATAAAAAACCTATAGCACAAAAGAAGGTAGCTAACGCACCTAAAGTTGTAAAATCTGGAGTCGCAAGATCAAATGTTAGTTCAGGTAGAGAAAGCATAAGAAATAAGATCGGTACATTAAAGAAAACTGGACATCTTAAAGATGCTCAAAATGCTTTGATGGACATGATCAATCTTAAATCTCAACAACAAAGGAAATAAACACAATGGCACAACCAACAAATACGTTTGATACGTATGATTCAATTGGCGAAAGAGAAGATCTTTCTGATGTTATTTATAACATCTCGCCAACAGACACGCCTTTCCTTAGTTCTGCAGCTAAAACAAAAGCAACTGCAGTTCTACACGAATGGCAAACAGACTCGCTAGCAGCAGCAGTTACTAACAATCAAGTTATTGAAGGTGACGATGCTACAGCTGAAGCTATTTCTGCGACTACTAGATTATCTAACTCTTGCCAAATTATGGACAAAGTTATTGCAATCACAGGTACGCAGGAAGCAGTTGACAAAGCTGGCAGAGCATCTGAAATAGCTTATCAAATAGCTAAAAAAGCAAAAGAACTAAAGAGAGATTTAGAAGCCTCTCTTACTTCTAACAATGCTGAAGTAACAGGTTCAGCAACAGCAGCAAGAGTAGCAGGCGGCTTAAGATCATGGGTTGCTACAAATGATGTAATGGGAACTTCTGGAACATCTGGTGGAGCAGGTAATACTGCAGCTACTAATGGAACTCAAAGAGCCTTTACAGAATCTCTCTTGAAAACTGTAATTAAATCAGTATGGAATGCTGGTGGAAATCCAACTATGATTATGGTTGGTCCTTTCAACAAGCAAAAATTATCAGGATTTACTGGTAATAGTACTAGATTCGATGCAGGTGCTGATGCAACTTTATACACATCAGTAGATGTTTACGCTTCTGACTTTGGTCAATTACAAGTCGTACCTAATAGATTCTCAAGAGACAGAGAAGCATGGGTCCTAGATATGGATTTCTGGGGCGTTGCATTCTTAAGAGATTTCTCAATGCACGATCTTGCAAAGACTGGAGACACAGAGAAAAAACAATTGCTTTTAGAAGCAACTCTAGAATCAAGAAACGAAGCTGCGTCAGGTTGCGTAGCAGACTTAACAACTAGCTAATAATTAGCACGTGGATAGGCGAGTAACCTCAAATCTACTCGCCTTCCATCTTATATAACATTGAAGTCTTGAGAGGGGTTAAAGGCAGAACAATGAAGGAACAAAATGAGAACATTAAACGACTACTTTTTAACATCTACAATAGCAGACATTAGTACAGCATCATCAACATTCGTACCTGTACCTGATGGAGGCAAAGTAATAAAAATTATAACTGCTCTTCAAGGAGCAATCGGAACAGCTAATGGAGGTATTACTTTTGAAATAGGTGGTACAGCTATAACTGGTGGCGGAATTACAGTAACACAATCTGGATCTGCAGCTGGTGATATTGATACAGCAGAACCAACAGCAGCTAACGATGTTGCTGAAGATGGATCTATTGAAATGATCACTGATGGAGCTTCTACTAATACAATAAAACTTGTAGTAACATTTGTAATAAGAAGATAATTAATTCAGGGGATGGAAACATCCCCTAAACAAAAGGAGAACAAAATATGAACGCATTAAGATTTAGCACACAGCAAGTTTTAACCGCAGGTAATTCATCTAGTGCTAGTGACGCATTTGGAGCTAATACTGAATGTATAAGAGTAGTTAGTACAATTGCTACTTACATTCAAATTGCAGTTGCACCAACTGCTGCAGCTACAACAGCATATCTTCCAGCAGATGATATAGAATACATTAAAGTATCTGAAGGCGAAAAGATTGCAGTTTTACGTGTTGGCGGCTCTGATGGTAAAGTAAGTGTTACAGAACTAACAGAATAATGACAAAAGTAAGAGCAACTGAATGGAACGCTGATTCTACCAAGACTCGTTACATACAAGAGTCTGATGGAAAATTAACAGTTAACAATTCACAAAATCTTGATCCTTTATTGAAAAGAAATAAAGAGCTTTATAATTTAAACAATGGTTATACAGCATCTAAGGATATGAGAAGAGTTGCTAGTGTACCCCCAATTATATTACAAATATGGACTAAAGAATATAATGGAACTCGTAATTGGTGGGCTTTACCTAAAGAAGTACAAAAACAGATAATGAGAGTTAAATTAAATAGTAGTGATTTTAGATATTTTAGAACATCAGAAGGATCTTTATAATGGCAATATCAACATATACAGAATTAAAAGCATCAATAGCTAACTGGTTAAATCGTAGTGATTTATCAGATGAGATTGCTGATGACTTTATTAAATTAACTGAAGCAGATTTTAATGCTAAGTTAAGAATAAGACAGATGGAACAGATTGATACTATTACTATTGATTCTGAAACAGAAACTGTACCAACAGGATTTATTTCTGTTAGATCATTTTATCTTTTATTATCTAGTGTTAAATATCCATTAGAATACATTACACCTCATAACTTATTTGAAATCAGAGGAGGCTCTAGATCTGGTAGACCTCGTTCTTATACAATTGAAGCAGATAATGAAACTGAACAATTTAGATTTGGTCCTACTCCTGATACTACTTATACTGGTTATTTATCATACTACAAAAATATTGAAGCTCTTGGGAGTTCTAACGCTACCAATTATATTTTAGATAAACATCCAGGAATCTATTTGTATGGTAGTCTTTATCATGCAGCTAATTTCTTAGGTGGAATGGATCCACAACAAGTACAAAGTTTTTTACAAATGTATATCGCAGCTATGGAAAGATGCGAAAATAACGACAGACAAGATTCATATGGTGGAGCACCTGTAGCACAAAGAACAGATGTTCAAACCGATCTATCATTTTATAGGAACAGATAATGATTGATAAAAAAGAAAGAAAACAATTAAAAAAAGCATCAGCTCACCACTCAAAAAAACACATGAATATGATGATTAAAGATATGAAAGCTGGTTTAAGTTTCACTAAAGCTCATAAAAGAGCTGTTAAAAAAGTAGGAAAATAATGCAAATACCTTTTGGAGAATGGCTACCTGATCAACCAGAACATGGTAAACAAGGGGCTAATGTAGCAACTAATGTATACTATGCTCAAAACACATATAAACGATTTCCATCTTTAGTTAGTTATAGTACTAATGCAGCTGGCTCTGAAAATTCTACAGGAGCAGGTTCATTTAGAGATAATTCAAATACAGTTTATAATTTTGTTTCTACAACAGATAATATTTATCAATTAACATCAGGAGCTTTTACATCTCGTAAAGCTAGCTTAACAGGTAATGCTGATGACTTTTGGACATTCACACAATTTGGTGAATATGTTATTGCAAGTAATGGTGTTGATGCAGTTCAATTTTATTTAATGGGAACATCAACTAACTTTGCAGCTCTGACATCAATTCAAACTGCTGGTACTTGTCCAGTATTTAGAGTATCAGGAGTAGTTAGAGATTTTTTAGTTACAGGTAATATTGTAAATAGTACAAACAGAATACAATGGTCTGGTATTAATGATATTACTGTATGGTCAGGTAAACAATCTGACTTACAAGATTTACCAGGATCTGGTGGACAAGTTGTTCATATAACATCAGGTGAAGTTGGTTATGTATTTAGACAAAATCAAATCATTCGTATGGACTATGTAGGTGGTGCAACAGTATTTAGACTATCAGTAATTTCACCTAATAGAGGTGCAATGTTTGGTAGAACAGTATGTCAAGATAATAGACGAGTATTCTTTTATGCTGATGATGGTTTTTATGAAATAAGTGGAGACACAGTAATTCCAATAGGTGCAGAAAAAGTTAATAGATTTTTTGATTTAGATCTTAATAAAGCATATTCAGATAGAATATGTGCAGCAGTAGATCCTTTTAATCAATTAGCCATGTGGTTATATCCTTCTAAAAATAATACTTCTAATACAACAGGTATTTGCGATAGAATTATTATTTATAATTATGTTACTAAAAAATGGTCTTTGGCTAAAGCAAATGCAAGTTCAATTTTTAGTCAATTTATTGGAGCTTATACAGTAGAGTTAATGGATATATTATCTGAAAATTTAGAAAATATTCATGCTTCATTAGATACAGATTTTTGGTCTGGTGGACAAATGCTTTTAGGTGGAATTAATGAAGATTATAAAGCAGCAATTTTTTCTGGAACTTCAAATGAATGCGAAGTAGAAAC